TGCTGGTGGTGTCTTGTAATGTGGGGATTATTAGTAGGTGTTTTTGCTGTCAATAGTATAGCAGATGAAGTAGTATTTAAATTTAAAAGCCCTAGTTTTAATGGGAACAATACAAGCTCACATTACCTTACCATAAATAGTCAAGAGTTTAATCGTAAAGCAGCTCTCAAAGCAGAGATAAAATCTTTACAAGACCAGATAGAAAGAGACAAAGAGAACACAACTCTAGCTAGGTTTATCAGAAATCTTGAATCCAGAATCTACTCACAGTTATCAAGACAGTTAGTAGAAAACTTGTTTGGTGAGATACCTTCTGAGTCAGGAACACTGACACTAGAGGGCAACACAATAGTTTACAAAGTAGAAGACGGAATAATAACTTTAACAATAACGGATAGTGATGGCAATTCAACCACGATTAGTCTGCCTGTTGGCAATTTTAATTTCTAGCTGTGCAGTAATAGAAGAAAGTGGAGACTTAGTATTAACTAAAAACCCTCAACCAACTACTACATTAAGTTTACAGTCAGAAGAATTAAAGAACATACCACCGGCTAAGAACAGACCTACGATAGCTATATACCCTAACAGCTTTAGGGACTTGACAGGTCAGCGTAAGAGTAACAGTACCTTTGCTTTGTTTAGCACAGCAGTTACACAGGCTCCTGAAGCATTCTTAATAAGGGCGTTTAAGCACACAGCAGACGGTAAGTTTTTTAGAGTAGTAGAAAGAGTTGGGCTAGATGACCTAGTAAAAGAAAGACAATTAATTCGCAGTACTCGTAAAGAGTTTAAAGAAGAAGACAAAGTAAAGCCACTGCTATTTGCAGGGTTACTTGTTCAAGGTGGAGTGATTAGCTATGAGTCTAATCTAAAATCTGGAGGAAGTGGTGCTCGTTATCTAGGTATCGGCACATCAAAACAATTTAGGGAAGACACAGTTACTATCTCATTAAGATTAGTTTCTGTATCTACAGGAGAAGTTCTATTAGAAACACTAGTATCTAAGAGTCTTTTATCCACAAGTATTTCTCAGGATGTATTTCGTTTTATAGCTACTGGTACTGAACTAGTAGAGATAGAGGGTGGCATATCGGAGAACGAGAGTGTTTCTATAGCTTTACAAAAGGCAATAGAGACCGGAGTTTTAAATATTATAAACATAGGAATAGAGAGAGGCTATTGGACATATGAATAAATTAATAATAAGTTTACTGACTGTAATATCTTTGGGGATGTATGCAGTTGACAATGAAATATATATAGACCAGACTGGTGCTACATTCAATTTGGATGCAGAACAGCTTGGCTCTGGAAACTTGATAGGTGGAGCAACAGCAGCAGCTGGGTCAATGACTGCCTTAGATTTAGACGGAAATACACAGACTATTGATATCAATCAAATTGGGAGTAGTAACAAATTTTTGGGCGACATAACAGCTGATAACTTTATAGGCTTCTGGGAGTTTGATGGTTCTACTAACGTATTTAACGTACAGATAGACCCTACTAATACTTACGGTGCTGACAACTCTGATGTTAATGTTGATGTAACAGGTGGTACAAACACCTTTACGCTAGATTTAGCTACTACATCCTTGGCTAGTAATGCAGATATTGATTGGGTTATTACCGGTGATGGTAATACTTTTGATTTTAATATCAATAATGCTGACGCAACTAATGATGTTACCGTTGATGGTAATGACAATGTTGTAAACTTTACAGGGCAAGGCTACGCAGGTGGTTACTTTAAGTTAAACCAAACAGGTAATTCTAGAACTTTCAACATCAATCAACTGAGCACTACCGATAATGACTGGCTACGCATCACATCTACTGGCAGTAATGGTACTATTTGTGTCATTCAAAATGACGGGGGAAGTGCAGTCGGTTGCTAATATAGGCAACATAACTGAACTGAATGGAGAAGGTAGGGTTGTACGAGATGACACCTACAAAGCTTCTCTAACCCTAGACATTAACAGCTACGACAATGTCCAGACTTCTAACGGGAGACTGGGCATTACCTTTTTGGATGACAGCCAAGTTAGATTGACTGAGCATTCTGAATTAATCATAGACGAATTTATCTATGACCCTGACCCTAGTAAGTCTAAGATGGCTTTGACATTTGCTAGTGGAACTGCAAGGTTTATTACAGGTAAGTTAGCTACGATAGATAAAGAAAACATTACTATCAATACACCTAGTGCCACAATCGGAATTCGTGGTACTGATTTTACTGTGACTGTAGACGAACTAGGTCGTAGTTTAATTATTTTATTACCGGACAACGATGGTCTACCTAGTGGGGAGATTGTTGTTGCTACAGCTATGGGACAAGTAGTTCTTAACAAGCCTTATCAGGCTACTACTGTCTCTATGTTTGAAACTAAACCCACTAATCCAGTTATTCTTGACCTTACTTTAGAGTTGATTGATAACATGTTAATCGTAAAAGAACCAAAGGAAGAAAAGAATGAGCAGGGACAAGATGGAGGGAGCAGTACTAATATTCTTGATGCTGACTTCCTTGAGTTTGATGATTTAGAAATAGATTATTTGGCTGAAGATGAATTAGAATTTACAGAGCTTGACATAAACTATCTAGATGTTAACTTCTTAGAAGACTTGTTAGACTTTATTGAAGATGTAAATGAGCTAGAGCAGACAGAAACTTTACTAAAGACTGACATAGATTTAAAAGGTACACAGATTGGTTACGACAGTAACACTCAAATCAATACCTTTATGACAGATAGCGTCATAACTTTTTACAAACAACTAGAAGATACTATACAGCTAGACTTAAACAAGGCTAACGCTTATACAGTTGTCATGATACAGAACGGAAAGAGTACACAGATATTAGTTAACGGTGGTGGAGATTCTACTATCACTATAACACAAGGAGACTGACATGAAGTGGGCAATTACCTTACTAGGCTTACTTACATTGCCTCTCCTCTTCAACACTGTACCATTAGAGGTACTAAGACTCAAGACATTTGATGCTCTTGTTACTGTTCCAGAACCTACTGGACACTTTACAATCCTAAACATAGACGAAGAATACCTAAACGAACAGGGCGGATATCCCCTGCCGAGAGAAACACTTGCAAAGATTCACAAAGATATAATGGATGCTGGTGCATTAGGAGTTGGATGGGTAATGTTATTCCCACATCCTGATAGAATGGGTGGAGACGATGAGTTCTCTATACAACTTGCAAACTCTCCAAGTGTTATAGCTATGCCGGAAATACCCAACGGTTTGTATCCTCCTACAGTAGGCACAGTTATCAAAGGACCAATAGTATCTTTACCTAAAGCTCAAGGCTTCTTAGAGAACATAGATGTATTAAAACAATCAGCAAATCAAGGTGCAATATCTGCCCCAGTAGACGTAGATAATTTAGTAAGGCGTATACCTTTACTACAGCAAACTAATAATGGGTGGGTAGCTTCGTTTGGAACAGAAGTTTTAAAAATACTAGGAGGTGGTCAGACTTATCAGATTGTAACAAATCAGAATGGAATTGAACAGGTTAGAGTTAGAGGCATCCCTCCCATTTCTACAGATAGCCTCGGTCGTAAGTGGGTAAGCTGGGTTGATACACCACAGACAACACTAAAAGAATTAGATGTTGAATCTAAATTTGTATTCGTAGGTTTTGTTGCTAAAGGAATATCTATACAACTGGCAACTCCTGTTGGATTGTTAGAGCCACATAAAATTCAAGCAGCTTTATCTGAGAGTATGTTAATGAATACACCACAGATACCTGACTATAGATTGTTTGTTGAATTATTATTATTGGTACTGTCAGGCGTACTCACAGCTCTTCTAATTAACTATCTGGGTATCACTAAGGGAGTTGTATCATTCTTAGTTGTGTTAGCAGGTGTGGGATATCTAGAGTATAACTTAGTTGCTCGTAATATACTAATAGACTCTACATGGAGTATGATAAGTATGACACTTATTGCTACTCAACAATTCTATTTAAACTTTAGAACTCAATTCCAATTAAGACAACAGATTAAGAAACAGTTTGAGCATTACCTTGACCCTAGACAGGTGAAAAGATTACAAGATAATCCGGAGCTTTTAAAGTTAGGTGGAGAACGAAGACGATGTACGTTTTTATTTACAGATGTTAGAGGCTTTACAAGTTTGTCAGAAAGACTAGAGCCTGAAGAGGTTGCAAACATAATGAACAAGACACTAACTATACAAGCTAACGCTGTTCAAGAGTATGGGGGAATGGTTGATAAGTATATCGGTGATGCGATGATGGCAATCTTTAATGCTCCTATAGACCTTGAAGACCATGAGACCAAAGCAGTCCTAACAGCCCAGAAAATACAACGAGATATGGCAGAAGCAGATTTAGGTATTGAGATAGGTATTGGAATAAACAGTGGAGAGGCAGTGGTAGGTAACCTAGGAAGTGATACACGATTTGATTATACTGCTATTGGTGATGCTGTTAATTTAGCAGCTAGGTTAGAAAGTTCTACTAAAGAAGTAGGAGAAGACTTAGTCATAGGGTATACCACAGCTTTGAACTGTAGCATACCTATGCAATATTTAGAACCTATAAAAGTTAAAGGTAAAAAGGACGAGATAATTATTTACACTACTTCAAAGAGTTAAGTTCTCTCTGAAAATAATCGTGTAAGTCTCCTAGTTTTTCTTTACCATTTCTAATAATAGTTTTCATCAACGCTCTATCATCTAGAGGAAAGACTTCGTCTACCATTTCCTCTGGCAAAGTGCTGAACTCTGTTACTATTTTGTTATCTCTTGTTAAGAGTATTTTAAAACTTACTAAGTTTGCTTCTAATTTATTAATCATTAGTTTCCTCTAAGTTTGTAAAAGTTACACCGTCTTGCTTACCTCTAAGTCCTGCTTTCATGTAAGAGGTAGCTCTACCTTCAAAGAAGTTCTGATGCTCAACACCCATGACTTCATCAATCCATCCAAGAGGATTTTCTTTCTGGTCATAATTAGTTTTTAATCCTAACTGAAGTAATCTTCTATCAGCTATGTATCTATTGTAAGCATACATATCTTTCTTAGTTAGTCCGGGAAGGTCACCCATCTCAAACACTAAGTCTAAGAACTTATCTTCAAGCTCAACCATCTCTCTACAAATTTGATAAAGCTCTGCTTTAAAATCATCTGTCCATATCTCTATGTTCTCTTGTATAAACTCTCTGAACAACTTAGTCATAGCTTCAACATGCATTGACTCATCACGAATAGAGTAAGTAACAATCTGTCCCATACCTTTCATCTTACCGAACCTTGGAAAGTTTAATAAGATTGCAAAGCTTGAGAACAACTGTAACCCTTCTGTAAACGCTGAGTAAACTGCTAGAGTTTTAGCTATAGTTCTCTTGTCAGATTTAAGAGGTTTAAAAGTTCCAACATAGTCATGCTTATCTGCCATCTCTTCGTACTCTGAGAAAGCTTTATACTCTACTTCAGGCATACCTACTGTATCAAGTAGTAAGCTGTAAGCATCTTGATGTATTGATTCCATGTTAGCAAAAGAACTCATCATCATTCTTGCTTCAGGTTTCTTAAAGATAGGCATGTACTTATCAATGTAACCGGAGGCAACATCAACATCTGACTGAGTAAACAATCTAAATATCTGTGTAAGTAAATGCTTTTCAGCCGGTGTAATATCCTGCCAATCTTTTACATCTGTGTGCAAGGGAACTGACTCAGGCATCCAGTGCATTTGATTTTGTAGTTTATAGTACTCGTACATCCACGGGTACTCAAACGGTTTATAGTAATCTCTAGTTTTTAATAGACTCATATCTCATCCTTTGGTGTATATATTATTATTTCTGACTTACATATGGGACAACTTAAGTTAGTCTCCATAATAAAACCTGTGTTTTCTTCTTCTATGTCGTGGTCTCCTCCCCATATCAATTCGCTATTACAGTTATAACAATTCATATTATCCCTCACAAGCAAGACATTCAGTGTCTTCTAAATTTATTCTAGGTACTTTAACATTAACATTCTCTACATTTCTTGCTGCATTAGTTCTAAAGTAATACAACGATTTTAATTTATTCATACCATACCAATGAACATCACTCACATACTGCATATAAGCATCGTGTATCTCTTGAGGTTCTGTTGACTTCGGTAGGGTAAAGAATAAGTTTACCGACTGTGCTTGACAAACAAACTGTTGTCTTTTGTAAGCGTGTTCTACAATCCATATCTGATTTATCTCATTGGCTGTCTTGAATATTTCTTTCTCATCATCAGTTAATATATCTAACTGTTGTACAGAACCTTCGTTAGCCGAGATATCTTTCCATATATTTTCTAGTTCTTTTCCTTTTAATCCTTTAGCCTTAAGAACTTTCTCAAGGTATTTATTCTTAACTTGATACGAACCTGAGAGAGTCTTATGAGTATAGCAGTTAGCCCTATAAGGCTCAATACTAGGGGAAGTGCCACTACATATAATCCCACTACTAGCATTAGGAGCAATAGCCATGAGGTTAGCGTTCCTATTACCCGTGCCGTGGACATCCGGAGCTTCTCCCCTGTTGGCAGCCAGTTCTTTAGTAGCTGCTTTGGCTCTAGCTTTGATAAGGGTGAATGCTCTATGATTGAAACCAGTTGCATATATTCCCTCAAAAGGAATGCCTTTAGACTGGAGATACGCATGGAAGCCCATAGCACCAAGCCCGAGACTTCTCTCTCTATATGCCGAATACGCAGATTTAGTATATCCTTCTTTACCTTCTCTAACATATTTTTGAAATCTTTTAAAGTTTGCACTGTAGTCTCCTAGTTGTGTTGTATCTATTGCATTGTCAATGTAATGTTGTAGCACATTGTCAAGCATGGTTATTAAATCTTCTATGAAGTTGTCATCCTTTGACCAGTCATCGAAGTGTTCTAAGTTTACTGATGACAAACAACAGACAGCTGTTCTCTCTTCGTTAGTAGGTAAAGTAATTTCAGAACATAAGTTACTTTGTCTAATCTTAAGACCTAAATCTTTTTGTGTCTTAGGTAAAGCATCGTTACAAGTATCTATGTTAATCATGTAAGGCTCACCTGTCTCTGCTCTAGCATGAATGATTTGCCACCATATATCTCTAGCGTTTACTATCTTAACAGCCTCTTTAGATTTAGGGTCAATCAATCTCCAGTCTTCGTCTTTCTCTACAGCCTGTAAGAAGGCGTTGGTAATGTTGATACCGTTGTGTAGGTTAAGATTCTTTCTATTGATATCACCACCTGATTCTTTTCTCATGTTAATGAACTCTTCAATCTCCGGATGGCTTATGTCCATGTAAGCCGCATAGCTTCCTCGTCTTGTTGTGCCTTGATTGAAGGCTAACATCTGAGAATCTACGACATGCATGAATGGAATTGAACCAGTAGAACGACTGCCATGAGTAGTTGAAACACCATTGCTCCTAATATCGCCCCAATATCCACCGATGCCTCCACCAGAACTAGCCAACCATATGTTCTCATCATAATGAGCAGATAAACCACCCCTGCTGTCAGGAACATAATTGAGGAAACAACTGATAGGAAGCCCACGAGTTGTACCCCCGTTACTAAGTATAGGAGTGCTAAACATGAACCAACGATTGGAACTGTAGTTATAAAGTCTTTGAGCAAGTTCAAAATCTGTGTTCCCTTTGAAGGTTGCTCCGTAAACTGAGGCTCTTGCGAATGCTTCTTGTGCATGTGTTTCATTCTCCCAAAAATATCTATCTTTTAATGTGTCTATACTAAACTTGTCAAAGGTTTTTTCTCTGTCGTAGTCTATCTCTATTCCTAAGTAAGGCTTAGTTCCTATCTTATCTTCAATCATCTTCGATGTCCTTTAAATGTATAGCCATTATAGCATAATGTATTATTTTTAGCAAGTCTTTTTCGTCATGTCCGTTCTTTTTACCATACCTCATAGCATACTTTATGACATTGCCCATACAGAAACCTTCACCATGTCCGTTATCAAAGATAACATCTGTTGCTTGGTACTCTCCATAAGCATAGTGTTGGTTATAAGTGTTGTCTACATATCTTTTAATTTGCTTTATTGTTTCGTCTTCATTAAATTTATAGTTCATCATTTCTCCAAGTGTCGGGTAGAGTATCTTCACTATACCATATAAAATTATTTGTCTCTGCCCATTCAGCATGGGTTCTTTTTGTACCATTCTTTCTTATTGTAGCTCCCG